GGACGGGTGGGCGGTACCTACGGGCCGTAACCACACAGCCTGCTACCAGCCACACTATCTATATAAGACTGAGAATTCCCTCATTTTCTCATCACCTCAATGAGCTCATGGCAACAAGAAGACAGGGAATCTACTGGATGCTTACCATCCCCCACTATGACTTCCTCCCCTATCTACCGCCGGGAGTCAATTGGATCCGAGGACAACTCGAACGAGGCTCAACTGGAGGATTCCTACACTGGCAGATTCTTGTGGCCACCGCACAAAAGATCTCTCTCAGGGGTATCAAACAACTGTTTGGAGACACCTGTCATGCCGAGCTATCACGATCCAAAAGCAGTCAAGACTACGTTTGGAAAGAAGAAACAAGGGTTGAAGGGACTCAATTTGAACTTGGATCACTCCCGTTCAACCGCAACTCCAGTCAAGACTGGGAGTCCATCTGGGACTGTGCCCAAAAAGGAGACATCCTATCCATTCCACCAGACATACGTATTCGTCATTACCGGACTCTGCGAGCAATCAGCGCTGACTTTGCGAGACCAGATGCTATGGAGCGCACTTGCTCAGTATTCATCGGTCCGACTGGAACTGGTAAATCTCGACGGGCTTGGGATGAAGCCGGAATGGACTCTTACTGTAAGGACCCCAATACAAAGTTCTGGTGCGGCTACAGTGGTCAAGAACACGTTGTCATCGATGAATTTCGTGGCCGTATCGACGTCTCGCACCTACTCAGGTGGCTTGATCGCTACCCAGTCAACGTGGAAATCAAAGGAGCTAGTGTACCACTATGTTGTAGATCCTTTTGGATCACAACCAACTTGGACGTGGAAGAATGGTACCCCGAGCTTGATCGAGCGACCTTGAATGCACTCAAGAGACGCCTCAAAGTAACTCACTTTCGAAGTTTAATAAACATTTGAACTTTATTAAGCTTGTTCAACAGATGCAATTGCATCTTGGATATCAACAAATTGTTGATTAGGAACGATTGCACCAAGAGGTACTTGGTTATTAACCAAATAATCGTCATGTCGAGACGCACCAACAGCTTGCGTCACACCACAATTGAACGTGTGGTTCATAACACATGCAACCTTAACTGAAGACGTTGTAACAACATTAGAGGCCGCTAATACGCTCAAATCATGAACTGCTTGACCGTATGCGACTGCCATACATGATATAGTAGCACCACGTTGAAGCTCCAAATTCAACGTGGTCAAATCAGCATATTTATAGATCTTATTAATGATCTGATAAATATTCAATTCTTCAGTAGCACCGGCACCTAACTTAATGTGATGTACACGATGCAACTTGAAAGAACCCCTAAACTCAGCGAGATCTGTAGGTTTGGCGTACAAATCCGAAATGGCACCTCCACCGGCAGTGGATCCGCCATACACACCAGGAGCAGGACGAGTACGAGTGGCAACACCCATTGCTTCATTTGTATAACATTTCGTCCAGAAACCAGCCGGATCATCCGTCTGGGTTTTCTTAGTGACGAAGAAATACAAATCAATATTGGCGACAACAGTCTCCATATTAGTAAACATCAAGGTCGTTCTAATATTGAAAACGGCCATTCTGTCCGTAGCAGGATTTGCGGTACTTGGAATAATACCTGAACCAGAATTCTTACGTTCAGCATTCAAATCAAAAAGCGCACTCTTGATTTGACTGGTATTAGGATTTGCACTAGAAGTCAAAAATTGACTTCTGGTACAGTTCTGGAACAGTGTAAACACTGCCTGATCACCAGCTTGTGCTGTGATCATTAAAGAATGATTCTGTTGAAACTTCCATCGACCAATCGCTGGTTTCTTGATCTTTCTACCCAAGTTAATCACCACAGTTTCGGTAGACACACCACTGTGCTGATCACTAGCATCACCAGCGCTACGCTTCTTGCGATTACCTTTAGTACCGCTAGTACGACCTTTTGCTTTACGCCTATACTTCTTGGTGATTGCTCTGTTGAGCATTTTCTGTCCTGCGTATGCGGCTCCAAATCCGCCTCCCTTCTTGAGTGCGGAAACAAGGTTCTTGACATATCTCGCTTTCACCATAACGGGGTAACTTTTTCAAGGCTATTTATATTTTTTTTTTTGAGAATGAGAACTCGCGCCTGTAAGTAATACTGAATTCTCACTTCGTTCAAATTGGTCTTACAGGCCAGGGTGAGCACCTTAGGTAGAGAAGACACCCCCGCGTCCCCTCACGGGGGCCCTCGCGAGGGGCGAATATGTTATTGATGTATTACGTAATCTAGGCTGAGGTGAGCGGACGGGTGGGCGGTACCTACGGGCCGTAACCACACAGCCTGCTACCAGCCACACTATCTATATAAGACTGAGAATTCCCTCATTTTCTCATCACCTCAATGAGCTCATGGCAACAAGAAG